TATTGTTCATCAACAAGTCCCATGACCTTATCACAAAATAATCTTACTTTGTCAAATATTTCTTGAAACTCATCAATAGTAATTTTCTTTTCTTCATACAAGTGCCACAACAATTCAATCAAAATATTAAATTCATTTTCACTTGCCTCACCAACATACTCATAATTATATTTAAAACTGGATGTACAAGATGTTGTCCATCTAACCTTTTGGGTTTCCTCATCAAAATAAACGGCTCTACTACCTTTCATCCTTAAAATAATTATCTATAATTTCTATACATTCATCAAAAGAATTTGTCCAAATAGCTTTCCAATGGGCATTTTCAAGCGATTTAAGCCATTGTGCTTGATTTTCTGATGGTTTGTTATACCCCACCTTTAATTCAATCGCTAAGCCGTTAAAATGCTTGTTAGGGGTAAATATCATGACATCGGGTACACCAGCTTTTGAACCTAAATATTTCATCTTGTATCTTTCAAAAGGAGATCTTTTACCTTCATTACTAATATGAGCAAATAATGCTTTCGGATAATTGTACTTTAGATATGTCATTACACTATTTTGGAATTTATCTTCCTTTCCTAAATATTTATCAAAAGGGTTAGCCATTAAATTTTCTTATAAAATTAAAGAAAATTATTCCAAATCGGCTAATTTGTAAATTGTTTCCTTTAGTTCCTCTATTTGGGCTTTTAATTTATCGTTTTCCAATAATAAATAATTATAATCTAAAACAAGTTGTTTTAATGTTACCTTAGCTTTGCCATTTTCCATATCAACATTAAATTTACTCATTAATGAATTGTACAAAGAAATATTTATTTCCTTACATTGTATCATACCATCTAGTTGTTTTAAACCATTAATTACAGTTGCATGATTTTTACCTATGGATTTACCAATGTCATGTAAAGAGTAAGTAGTAAACTTTCTTAAAAGATAATAGTAACATGCCCTTGCAAAAATATATTTAAACTCTCTTGACTTTTTGCCAATGTCTAAACCAAAATGTAATTCTACAATTTTTCTATATCGTTTCATCAAAAACTTATAATAAATGATCCATCACTTGCAACACGATTAGTTTGATAAGAAGTTATCTCACCACTTAATTTATATTGTTTCCATTGTTCAAATGCATTTTTCCATGCAATTCTACCTTTTTGTATTGTATCATCATCAAGCGCATGAACAACAATGGTATATGGTGGTTTATCTTCACAAACAATAAATCTAAATGTATCTATTTCTAACATATCCATATAGAATGCAGCTTGTACATGATAATCGTATTGTCGGCAAGTTTTAGTAAAATCTCTTGGCGATGCGGTCAATCTTGTTTTTTTTATATCAGCTATATAACCCTCAACATGATTTATAACATCTGGTCTAACTCTTACGGGCAATCCATCATGTTCTAAATAATGCGATAATTCTTTTTCACCCTTTAAATATTTTATTGCTAAGTCATTTGTGCCTAATCTTTTTGTAAGATTTTTTATTACATTATATTGATCTTTTTGTAATACGATTTTACCTTTTGCCTTTTGATCAAACTCTAATTTTTTTTCTTTGCCAAGTTTAGTTCTAAGATCAAATTTTTGAGTCATTGGTTCATAAATATCAAAAAATGTATCGGGTTCTAAAATCGCAGTATGTATTGCCGTACCTAATTTCATGTCCTCGCTTTCTTTGATTTTGACATTTAAGTAATATTCAACACCATATCTTGCAATAATTTTCAAACCACTTGCACTTATAGAATCATGTGCATGATATTGATCATTTGCATCCTTAACTATTTGCATAACACTCTTTTATAAATAAATAAATTATATAAGGTATGACCATTAATTTACAAACAAAAAAAAGCAACTTAAATATTTCATCTTCTTTTTGTGGTGATCTACCTTGATTGCTTCTATATTGTCTAATTTTCATAACAAATTTTCTTTTAAATTATAAATATATTTTAATATTTACAAATTGCACAAAAAAAAGGGGTTAATTAAAACCCCCTCTTTCCCAAGTTTGCCACTTAGTCCCAATCTAGTTCATTAGTTTCTACTTGATTTGGTTTCCAATCATTATACAATACACTTGCAGATCCATCATCATTTAAGAATATTGTAAATTTAAATTGTACATCACCTTGATATTCTGTTTTAGCACCATCAGCTTTTCCCGATTTCAAGAAATCCATTAATTTGTTTGGTGTGATAACACCACTAAATCTTGTTCTTTGTGCATCTTTGTTTTGGAATATTCTTATTCCTTCGATATACTTATTGTCTTTATTTTTTTTACTAGAATCTATCATTACTTATTTTATTTGAATTATTATATTGTTTTGATTTTATTTTCATTTGATTGAGTTGTGCATTTTGCACTTCCTCAGCGGTTGCAATACTTGTATCTATACCTATACCTAAAAAACCTAATGCCCTACCAACGGCACTTGTTTCGCAATTCTCAACATGAGATGTTGCATTAATATATGATGAACTTTTTAGTTCTCTAGCTGTACCAGTAGATACTAAATTACCTGAAGGATCGTATATATAGCATTTAAATTCTACTCTATTATCTTCAAATAATTCGCCTGTATCTTTGCTTTTATTTTCAAACCATTCATCTTTTACCTTTTTTGTTTTGAGACCATAACCTTTATATTGGGGATTGGTTCTAAATTCTATTATCCTAGAATTTACAAGCACATATTGCTTACCATGTATTTTTATTGATTCCATAAATTTATTTTTAATTTATATTAATTTATCCATTGATACAAAACCATTATCTTTTAACACTTTAATTTCTTTAATTGTAAAATTGCCAGGATTATTAACTCTATTTGATAATGTTGGCATTGTGCATTTAAGCATCTTACATACTGTGTATCTCTTAATACCTAAATTTTTAAGATCTTGTTCAAAATGTAATTTAAATATGTTCATAACTAATTTTAAATACCAAATTTAAAAAAAATTTAATTATAAAAAAAATTTTTACAAAAAAGAAACCCCATCTTTGTAAGAAAAAACAGGGTTTCCGCAGCAAACAGGAAAAGAAAAAGTTTAGAATTTTGTTATAAATTGAGTTGTAACATCATCATTTTGATTTGGTATATGCATAACAACACTTAACAAATTCCTTTTTACATTATAATTTAAGCTATCTATATAACAACTTACTGGTTCTTGTAACACACCAGATCCAAAGTTAATCCAAATTTTATTGTGCATACTTATTGGATCATTATCATTATTATATAAATCACCTTCATATCTTTCTAAAAAATCTCTAAAATCATTCATCACTTGTTGTGTAATTATTTCCTCAACACTTTTTAAATAATTGGTTTTGTCCCTTGATCTAAAAAAATTACCTACAACATTACTATATTGTTTGTTTGCAAGATATACACCTTTAAGTGCCTTTACACCAGATACATCTACTGTTCTTTTTCTTAGATTTGTAAGTAAATCAAACGATTGAAATATAGGTGATCTATTATCATTGTCATCAAGATATTCGCTTTCAAAAATAATTGAATCATAAAATATTGCTGTAAATCCCGATGTGCTAGTGGTTTGAAATGCGCCATAAATAGACAAAAATAAAAGCCAAGATCCTCCTGGCAATGTTTTTATAGGAAATGTATAACTTTTCCATCTTCTATTTGTAACAACATCTACTGTGTTTTTAGTATCTGAACCTACCCAATTGTTTGATGTATCAGACCAATATTGATCGGCACCAGCTCCAGGTCCTTGTCCTACCAATCTAATTTGATACCTAAAACCTCTATCATTGCTAGATGTTGAATCAAAAAAAACATTAAGTTTTAGATTGTATGCTATATGTGGTGCTGATGCTTGATCACTACCATTTGTATTTACAACTACAACACTTGTAGCATTTGCAGTTGATTGTATTGTTGTCGATTTTAAAGACCTATCACCTTGAAACATAAAATCGGTAACTATTGAACTATTAGTTAAAGTCCAATTTGTTGATCCATGTTCAAAGCCAGGATTTACTAATTGATTAGTAGAAAACCTACCACTCATGTCATGTTCTATCCTAAACTCTTTTAGTGGTCTTAAGTACTCTTTTGTTAAATTATTATTTAATGGTTGTAAATTTGTAGGCACAGTTTTTAAAACATCAACTGTGCTAGTAGATTGATATACACCACTTGAATTATATATAAAATATTTAATTGATTCAGTCCCATTATTTTGTAAAGATGTCGTTTCGGCAGCTCTTATGTTTGTAGGTATTGTACCACCATTGGCAGTTGTAGCTGAACTATCTTTTACAGATTGCTCACTATAACTAGAGTTATTAATTATATACCATCTTCCATAACTTTGGAAAATTCGTGCATTACTAAATTTTAATATTTGTTCTAATACATCTTTTGCTGTTCTTAGATCAACACCAGATTTTAAAAAAGCATTTTGTGAAATTAGAAATTGATCATAAAAAGTATAGTCCGAACCCGATGCGCCATCTTTTTGTATATCATTGGATACATAAATGTCAAAACCTAAATTTATGTTATTTAAAATGTTAGTTAAATAATACATTAAATCTTTTTGCGCAACACTAGACAAATCAATAGGGGCGGTAAAACCACCTAAACTTCCTAAACCATCATAACCTTTTAGTGTAAGCGGAAATGGTTTTGTTGTAACAGCTTCTTTAAATTGATCAGTAAGTAACCAACCTTGCCAATATGTTTGATAGTTATTACTACTATCTTTATAAGAGATTTTTATTTTATACTCTCTTTCATCAAATTCGTAAAAGTCATCATAGTTAGATGTGTCAGTATCAAATAAATTAATTGTACAAGTAGAACCAATAATAGGATTGTAAAAGTCATCATCGCCACTCCATTCTATTTCTAATGGATCATTAGTGCCAGTCAATGGTAACACACTACCACTATAACCATCTTTTAATATTTCTATTTTTTTACCTTTTAGATTGTCATCAACAAACTCTAATCTATATTTAACACCATATGCCATTAGTTAATTCTATCTCTGTTTCTATTTGCTCTTTGTAAAGCAACAACTAAATCTTGACCTCTTAAAGTAAACTCACCGCCAACTTGTACCATACTACCAACACTATCACCCATCATAGATTTTAATCTATCAAGTGGCGCGATTACTTCTGGGTTTGATCTAGCACCTGGATATTCACCCATAAGACCTAGAGTTGGTGTGCTAACAATACCACCCTTAGCAAACTTTTTAACACCACCACCTTGTACTATTTTGGCGGCATTTTGTATTAGCTTACCTACGGCAATCAATGCTATACCAGCAGCTATTGCGGTAAATGGATTTTTAAAAGATAATTTTATGGCTTTCATAGCCAAACCTATTTTAATAGCTAAATTACCTAGTTGTATTGCCATACTACCCAATGTGTTTAATAATACACTAGCTAATGCATGGGCTAAATTACCGCCACTTGTAATTGCATCGGCTAAGGCAGAACCAATACCTGATGCCATATTTCTAAAACCACCAATAATTATTGCGCCATGCTCTTGTGCAATTGCGGCTGCGGCTTGTAATTCTTTTTGTGCATTGATGTTAAATCTTTTTAAAGCATTATTTGTTACATCTAATGGCTCACTTGTTGCTTTTGCAAATCTATTAAACCTTTCTTCTATTGCACTTTGTCCCTCATCAGTAATTGCAAATACATCAGTTAAAAAGTTTTTTCTATTTGTAGCGATTTTTTCTTGTGTTATTTTTTCTTTTGTTGCTGTATCATCACTTACACCAAGATTTTCAAAAGCCATTAATGTTTGAATCTTTTTTGCAAACTCATCATACGATGTTGTTAAATCATCAACTGCATCCTTATTCTCATCAATTTTTGGCACACCATCTTTTAAGGTTTTATTGACATAGCTTAACGCTGCGCCAGGCCCCATACCCGATGTTAAAACATTTTTTAACTTTTGAAATAATGTTGTTTCAACTTTTAGTGCCTCATCAACTTTAGGTAATATAACTGTTAATGATGTTAAAGATCCTAAAACAAGACCTAATGGGCCTAAAAGAAATTTGACCGCACCACCCATAAGCCCTAAACCTTTTGCAATAGATGGTAATACTGCGGCAATAGGTGGTAATGCAATACCCAAACCACCCACTATTGCAACAAATTTTTTTGTTTCGGGTGTCATTTCGGATATTCTGATTATAAATGCATTTAACTTTAATAATATTTTTGTAAATGTTGGTAATAATATTTGACCAAAATTAGCCGCTAGTTGCTTCAATGCTTCTTGGAATATCCTCATTTGGTTGGCTGCGCCACCACCTGTTCTTGCAAAATCACCTTGTGCATTGGAAGTTTTTGACATAATAAATTGATACCTTAAGGCAACTTTTTCTGCTTGTGTCATACTCTTAATATTAGCATTAAGACCTTTTTCCATAGCAAATTGCTTTAGATTTACCTCAGTCATTACAATACCTAATCTTTTTAATGATTCGGTTTCGCCTGTAAACACACCAGCCAATGCTGTTGTTGCTTGTTCTATATCTATATTTTTAAATGATGCTAAATCACCCGCCAAACCAACAAGTTCGGTACTCATACCAGCTGCGCTTTCTTGTGTAAGCCCCATAGAAGTAGCCATATCACCAAACAAAGCTGCCATGTCTAATGCACTACCTTCAGCAATACCAAATTGTCTTAAAGCAGTTTTTGCAAAATCTTTTACATGATCTTGGGATTTGCCAAAAGCAACATCAACTTTATTTAAAGATTCGTTAAAATCACTTGCAAATTTTATTGCAGCACCACCAGCTGCCAATAATGGTAATGATAATTTTGTTGAAAGTTCTTTGCCAAGTTTTGATGCTCTTTGTCCAAATTGATTTAATCTACTACCAACTTTTTTCAAAGCCGCATCGATACCTTTTGTGTCCGCACCAAATATTATTCTAACTTGATTTTCTGCCATGAGTATTATTTTTACAAAAATACTAAATATTAGATTATTGTATTGAACTTAGTTTTTTTGATCTTTTCTAAAAACTCTTGATATTCCTCTTTAGTTGATTTTGGTTTGCCTCTTTCAAGATATGTATCTTGTGGTAGTGGGAATAATTTATCGGGTGCAATCATTTGTGATCTCTTTGTACAATTAACATTATAAATCATTGAACTTAAAAATCTAATTCTTTCCCATTCGAGATTTTGTTTTATCAAATACGATTCACCTAACAGATGTACTTCTTTCCATGTAAAGCACCAAAACTCATTTGGGTTTATGCCAACCTGACCAATGTAAAAGTCGAGTAGTGTATTCCAATCAAGTTGGCTATTTACTTTCCCTTTTTTGTAGTTTGTTTTACATTACGATTTAGACCAGCATTTAAATCATTACCTAAAATTCTTGATTGCATCATGCTTTCTACTATCTCATTAAGTTGTTCAGAATTAAAATCTTCTAGCCACATACCAACCTTGTACTCATTATAATCTATTTCATTATCTTCTTCTTGATCGTATGCTAATAAAGCTGAATATATTAAGGATCTAATAGTTTTAATTGACACACCATTTTCAAATAGTGTACCTAATTGATCTAATTGTATGTTTAAAATCTCTGTGAAATTTGCCCAAAAGTTCATGCTAAAATGCATGGTTCTTTCCTTGCCACCTATTTTTAAGGAATAGTAACCTCTTTTCTTATTTGCCATATGTATAAAATTATAGGGACAAAGATAAACAATGTCCCTTAATATTTTATTTAACTAATATTAATTAGTTCCTTGTGTGATTGCACCAGTACAAGTAATTGTACCTGAATATGATACAGGTGATTCCATTTCAGCCGAAATCTCGCAACTTGAAATAAAACCTTCACCGCTGTATAAAGTATCACCACTAACAGCCGTTGCAAAAGTCCAATCTACTTTTGTTCTACCTAATAAATAAGTAGAAATTTCATCAGCACCAGCTGTATCATCATATGCAACAAGACCTTCAAATGATATTTCACCACTCTTTACACCAGCAATTACTTCACTAAATCCACTTGAATCTTTTGTTGTAGCTTCAGGCATATCAACACTTAATGATAATGTTGCGCTTGTTGTATGTCCAGTTGCAACAGGACTACCGCCATCATTTATTACTTTTAATATTAAATTTGTTCCGTTAAATACTCCAGTTGTAGGCATAATTATAAACTTTTAATTTTTTGTAAATATACAAATAAAAATTTATACACTTTGCCATTCCGTTGCGATGGTTTCCCAAAAATCAAATATGTTTTCCCAAGTTTGTTGATCACCACTAACTGTAATGTCATTAGTTAATTGTATCTCAATATTAAATGATGTAATATCTTCATGATCGGCAGTTTCATCAACACTTGTAATAAAACCTTCGGCTCTAAAAATAAGTTTTGGATTTGATGGTTCTTTAAAATAATATACATTTTTAGCTTTAGTTATCACATAGCTTGTAAATTCTTTAAAGTTTAGTGTATCATTGTATGCAGTTAGTCCACTTACTGATATTGTACCACCTCTTATACATGGTAAATATTCTGCAAAACCAGCGCTTTCTTTTGTAGTTATGTTTGGTAGATCTAAATCTAATGAAAGAGATGTACTTGTTGAATGCCCAATTACATTAGTATCTTTAACTAATAGAAAACTAGATGCATTGATCAGCGGCATTACACATTATTTTAAATGGTCATTACTCATCCTCTAATTTTGTAATCTCGCCAGTAGCAATATCTAAATTTATTTTACCATGCTCATCTTCTATTTCCTTCATTTTAGATTGCTTATCACTCTCAGCTTCATGCCAATTATCAACTAATTTATCAATCCCTTTATATGCAATCACTCGCATACCTATTTCATTAGCTATTTGATTTGGTTTCGCTATTGCTTGTTGTAGTTCTTGTAATTTCTTTTCTTCTAATTTTGCCATAATTTATAATTTAATATTAAGACCAGTCAGGATGTAAATATTCATCAACTGGATTTTTTTGTAAAGCTATTTGACTATCTAAATTTGATTTCATTAAATCAACATCAATACCAGCTTCTAACCAACCAACAACATCAGATTTTTTTAGATCTGCATATTCTATAAAATCTTCACCTTCTACATATTGCACATTGTGTGTACCGATAGAGTTAGCAATATACTTTTCTGGTTCGGTTTTATCTTTTGCAGTATAAGTCCAATGTATTGTAAAGATGACATTGTCTTTGCCATCTTGTTTTATTTTAGCATCTAGTTGATTTATATGCCATTCGTATATATTAGCCATAATATTATTTTTTACAAATTTAGTAAATTATTTAACAACTAGAAACTCCAGCAACACTTCCGCTAAATCCACCACCACCGCCTAAAACTTCCGCAACTGTGCCTGTTGTAATTAATGTAGAGGGGTTAAATAATTGATAAAATCCAGCTGGTGCTGTTGTAGTGCCAGTTTCGCTTGTAAATATTTTATCACCATCAGTAGGCAAAGTGCCACTACCATCATGCCAATATATTGTTGATTGTACTGTAAATGAACAAGCTGTTGTTGAACTAGATGCATGATATGCAAACCTTACTTGCCTTCTTTGTAAATCTTGGTCGTATCCAAAAAACTCTCCCATTTTTAATGGATTGTTACCATCTGGTCTCCTATTTCTAAAAAAGTTTCCTGATTGTGTATTTAATAAATTTACAGCTGGGTAACTTACACCTGAGCCGCTTGTATTACCGCCAGTCAATCTTGATAAGTCAGATAAATAAATTGGTGATGTTATACTTGATGATGAATTAAAATCATTGTAAAATCTTTCTCTAGCTAT